AAGCTCGCTCAGGATGGCGTCAAGGTCACCAAGGAGCTCGCCGCCGACGCTGTGCACGTCGTCGCCGTCGAGAACCCCTACGACCCCGTGCGCGAATACCTCGAGCACGTCGCAGACAACGTGCCACCCGTGCCGATCGACCACCTCGCCACCGCATACCTGCGGCCCGGCGATCAGCCCGGCAGCCTCTACGACGCGATGCTCAAGGCCACCCTGATCGCTGCCGTCCGTCGCATCTTCGAGCCCGGCTGCAAGCACGATTCCGCCTGCGTCCTGATGGGACCGCAGGGCTGCGGCAAGTCCACCTTCTGGCGCAACCTCGGCGGCCTCTGGTTCTCCGATGCCCTGCGCGACATCGGCTCGAAGGATGACCTGATGGTGCTCCACCGCTCTTGGCTGATGGAGTGGGCCGAGCTCGACCACATCACCGGCCGCAAGCACGCAGGTCAGGTGAAGGCGTTCCTCACGCAGCAGACCGACATGTTCCGCGCGCCCTACCAGCGCACCACCGAGTCGTTCCCGCGGCGATCCATCATCGTCGGCAGCACCAACCGGGACACCGGCTTCCTGGTTGACGACACCGGCAACCGCCGCTTCTGGGTCATCCCCGTGACCACCGCGCCGCACATCCCCGTCGATGGCCTGCTGCTGGAGCGCGACGCCATCTGGTCCGCAGCTGTCGCCGCATACCGGGCAGGCGAGCCCAACCACCTCGGCGCCCAGCACTCCCAGCAGGTGGATCAGGAGAACCAGTCCTACCTGGTGGACAGCCCGTGGAAGGCGGCGATCCAGGAGTGGCTCGGCGCCCCGCGCAATACCGGCCGACCCATCACCAGCGAGCTACTTCTGACCGAGGCGATCAGCAAGCCGGTCGAGCGCCAAGGCCGCGCGGACCAGATGCAGGTTGCGTCCATCATGAGAGACCTGGGATACGAAAAGAAGCGCGCATGGTTGGAAGGTCGGAATAAATGGGTGTTTGTCCAACCTCCCGGATGAGGTTGGAAGGCAAAAATCCCTGTTACTTCAAGGGGTCTCCTATCCTCTCCAACCTTCTAACCTTAGTAGTATTCTATAGAATAGAGAGAGGGTGCAGGGAAAAAGGAGCTATAGGGGCAACGTTGGCGTGGTTGGAAGGTTGACAGGAGCCCTTACCGCCATTTCGATCGACCACCACCGGCTCGCGCCCTACCCTTGGCGCATGGCCACCGTCCGCATCGACCTCGACTCAGGAGCCCTTCAGAGGCTCGACAGCCGCGTGCGGCTGCTCACAGACCAGAACCTGCGCTTCGCCGCCGCCAAGGCGCTCACAGGCGCCGCTCAGGCTGCACAGGCTGCGCTGAAGCAGGCCACCCCCCGCTACATCGACCAGCCCACCCGCTGGACCCTCAACGGCACCTACGTGCGCTTCGCCAAGGCCAACGACCTCACCGCCGAGGTGGGCTTCAAGTCCAATGCCCAAGGCCGCGGCAACCCCGCCGGCCGCTACCTGAGCCCGATCGTCAAGGGCACCACCCCCCTGCTCAAGGCCGCTGACCTCGCGGCCACCAAGATCGCCCGCGAGACACGCGGCGCCGTGCTGGTGCCAGCCAAGGGCTCGGGCCTGCTGAACAGCGCCGGCAACGTGCCGCTCAGCAAGTACGCCACCATCCTCAGCGGCGCACGCCAGGGCGGCGGGCAATACTTCATCGGCCCGGTCAAGCGGGGCAGCAGCGTCAAGGCCGTGTTCGAGCGGAAGGAGGGCTTCCTCGGTCGCACCTCCACGCTGGAGAGCACCACGCGCCGGCTGTTCACCATCGACCCCAACCCGAAGCAGCGGCGCCAGCAGTTCCCCGTGCCTCAGGTGCTGCGCCAGGGCTTCGAGCAGGCATGGCCCGCGCAGGTGCGGGCCTCAGTGCAGGCCGAGCTGGTCAGGCGCTTGGGGGGCCGGTGACCCCCCCTACCCCCCCCAAGGGTCGCGGGTCCTCCCTGGGCCCTCAGCCGCGGGTGTTTCGCGACCTCGCGGAAGGGCTAGCGTGAGAAAAATCAAACCGCCCAACTGAGAACGGTTCGCAATAGGGATGACAGTGGACGCCAGCCTCACCATCGCGATGGCCAAGCGGATCGAGTTGTGGCCGTTAGAGCGCCTGAAGCCCTACGACCGCAACGCAAGGACGCATAGCGCAGAGCAGGTGGCGCAGATCGCGGCGTCGATCGTGGAGTTCGGCTTCACCAACCCGATCCTGGTGGACAGCCACGACGGGATCATCGCTGGGCACGGCCGGCTGATGGCTGCGACCGAGCTGGGCCTGAAGACGGTGCCGGTGGTGGTGCTCGACCACCTGAGCGAGCGTCAGCGCAAGGCCTACATCCTTGCGGACAACCAGCTGGCGCTGAACGCGGGCTGGGACACCGACCTGCTGCGGGAGGAGCTGCAGGATCTGGCTGAGTTGGACTTCGATCTCGAGCTGGTAGGTTTCAGCGAGGAGGAACTACAGGGCATCATGGAGGAGCCAGAGTTTGATCCTGCATCTGAAGAGGATCAAGGCAAGCTGGACGAGTCAAAGCCCAAAGAGGTTGACTGCATTTGCCCGAGCTGTGGCCATGAGTTCATCAAGCAAATCTGATCTCCGCATTGACTGGGCTAGTCATGAGGCTGCTCGTTATGCCTGCGAACATTGGCACTACAGCAAGACCATGCCTGTTGGCAAAATCGTGAAGGTGGGAGCTTGGGAAGGTGACAGGTTTATCGGCGTTGTCCTCTTCGCCTGGGGAGCCAACAAAAGCCTCGGCGCGCCCTACGGGCTAAAAATGACTGAGTGCTGTGAGCTTGTCAGGATTGCGCTGAGAGACCATAAGGCCCCTGTGAGCAGGATCAAGGCAATTGCGATCAGGTTTCTCAAGGCACAGTCTTCTGGCCTGAGGCTGATCATTTCGTTTGCAGACCCCTCAGCCAATCACCATGGAGGCATTTACCAAGCAGGCAATTGGATTTACACAGGCACCTGCCAGCCAACCTTTGAATACAGGCTGAACGGAAAGCGGCTGAACAAGAGAGCCTATACAGGCCACAACTTTGGCAATGCAAAGCTTGCTCTCCCAGCAGGAGCTGTAAAGGTCGCAGTCCCCGGCAAGCACCGCTACCTGATGCCACTTGACAAAGAGATGGCTGCTAAGGTTCAACCGTTGGCTCAGCCATACCCCACGCGTTCGAAGCAGGCAGCGGCCGGGTCCACCGGTGCGGCGGCGGAGCATCACCGACCCGGACGCTCCAATTCATGAACCTGCGGGAATACGCGCAGAGCCGCGGGGTCGAGTACACGCAGCTCAGCAAGTGGGCCGGCCAGGGTCGGTTCACCGGCGACGCGTTGCGCAAGGATGGCCGGGCGTGGCTGGTGGCGGATCCGCAAGAGCTGGACCGGCAGGTGGCGGCGGCCAAGGCGCCGGACCGTGGCGGCCGAGGTGGTGCGCCGCCGATCGACCAGGCGCTGCAGCAACAGCAGAACCAGGCCGCGGCCATCCCATCGTTTGCGCAGTCGCGGGCGATCCGCGAGGCCTACGCGGCTCGCCTGACGCGGCTGGACTTTGACCAGCGCTCGGGGAAGCTGGTGGACAAGTCTGAGCTGAAGATGCGGCTGGCCAAGCTGCACATGGCGGTGCGCGACAGCCTGCGGACAATCCCCGACCGTGTGGCGCCTATCGTGGCGGCCGAGACGGACCAGGCAAAGATCCACGCGATGCTGCTGAAGGAGATCGGGCAAGCCTTGGAGGGCTTGGGTAGTGCCATCAGCGATTGACGAGCTTCTGCAGGTTTGCCGGGAGGCGCTGCGGTTCGAGGCTGATCTGACGGTGAGCCAGTGGGCTGACAGCCATCGTGTGCTGTCGGGCAAGGCAAGCGCCGAGCCGGGGCCGTGGCGCACCGATCGGACGCCGTACCTCAAGGAGGTGATGGACTGCTTGAGCACCACCAGCCCGGTGCAGCGCGTGGTGCTGATGGCCGGCGCGCAGTTGGGAAAGACCGAAGGCGGCGCGAACTGGCTGGGCTACGTGATCGACCACGCGCCAGGCCCGATGCTGATGGTGCAGCCGACCGTGGACATGGCGAAGCGGCTGAGCAAGCAGCGGCTGGAGAGTTTGATCACGGAGACGCCGGTGCTGTCGGAAAAGATCGCGCCGGCCCGCTCGCGGGACTCGGGCAACACGATGTTTTCGAAGGAGTTCCCCGGCGGGATGATGATCCTGACCGGCGCCAATTCGGCCACCGGCCTGCGCTCGACGCCTTGCCGCTACATCTTCCTGGATGAGGTGGACGCCTTTCCGAGCGATGTGGACGGCGAGGGTGACCCGGTGACGCTAGCCGAGCGGCGGAGCACGACGTTCAGCCGGCGCAAGATCTTCATGACCTCGACCCCGACGGTGAAGGATTTCAGCCGGATCGAGTCGGAATACCTGCTGAGCGACCAGCGGCGCTTTTTCGTGCCGTGTCCCTGCTGCGGCGCGATGCAGTGGCTGAAATGGCCGCAGCTGAAGTGGGAAGACAACGAGCCGAGCACGGTCCGCTACGAGTGCGAGGCCTGCTGCGAACGGTTCTCAGAAAGCCACAAGACGCGGATGCTGACGGCCGGCGAGTGGCGCGCAACGGCACCAGGTGACGGCAAGACGGCCGGCTTCCACATCTCATCGCTTTACAGCCCGCTGGGGTGGAAAAGCTGGGAGGAGGTGGTCGAGGATTTCCTGCGCAGCAAGGGCGATGCGCCGCGGCTGAAGACCTGGGTGAACACCGTCCTGGGCGAGACCTGGGAGGAGGATTACGCCAGCAAGGTGAGCGCGGATGCGCTGCTGCAGCGGTGCGAGCCGTATGCGGCGGGCCGGCTGCCGGAGGGCGCGCTGGCGGTGACGATCGGCGTGGACGTGCAGGGCGGCGGCGGCAGTGCGGGCGATCGCCTGGCGGTGAGCGTGTGGGCGTGGGGCCGCGAGGAGGAAGGCTGGCTGGTGGATCACCAGGAGATCTTTGGCGACCCGTGCCGGCCTGAGGTGTGGAAGCAGCTCGACGTGCTGGTGCTGCACGACTGGGAACACGTGAGCGGGGCGAAGCTGCGCGCGGACGTGGTGTGCGTGGACTCGGGCGGCCACGCAACGGCGGAGGTGTACCAGTACGCGCGGGAGCGCCAGAGCGTGGGTGTGATCGCTATCAAGGGCCAGAGCCAGCGGGGCAAGGCGCCGATCGGCAAGGCGAGCAAGGTGGACATCAACGCGCAGGGCCGGACGCTGAAGCGCGGCGCGCAGGTGTTCCCGGTGGGTGGCGACACGATCAAGACGACGCTGTTCGGGCGGCTGAAGCACAACGAGCCGGGGCCGGGTTACCTGCACTTCCACGCGCAGACCGGGACTGAGTATTTCGAGCAGCTGACGGCAGAGAAGCAGGCGCTGCGGTACGTGAAGGGCTTCCCGGTGCGCGAATGGGTGAAGAAACCAAGCGCGCGGAACGAGGCGCTGGACTGCCTGGTGTACGCGTATGCAGCGGTACATCGGCTGTACCAGCGGTACGACCGGAGAACGATCTGGGACCAGCTGGAAAAGCGACTGGAGAAGACGGATGCCGAGGCACGCAAGCCGCGCCTAAGATCGGAGAAAGCCGCGGCGTCGGCGTTTGTCCGCAACTGGTGAGGCCGTGAACATCCCCGCCCAGATCCGAGCAGGCGACACGGTGAAGTGGCGTGATAATGCCGGCCGCGACAACCTTGGGAACGCGATCGACAGCGGCGGTGGCTGGACGCTGACCTACTACCTGCGGTTCAACAAGACGCATGAAGGCGCGACGGTGGTGGGCACGGCCTACGGCACCGGGTGGGAGTTCCTGATCGCGCAGGGCACCAGCACTGGGTTCGATGCCGGGCAGTGGTATTGGCAGGCCGAAGCTACGAAGAGCGGCGAACATGTGACGCTCGGGGCCGGTCAGCTCGAGGTGCTGCCTGGGCTGAGCTACGCCGGCCAGCCGAGCGCATTTGATGGCCGGAGCCAAGCGCAGAAGGATCTCGAAGCGGTGCAGGGTGCGATCCGCGCGATGGTCGCGGGCGGTGCGGTGGCCGAGTACACGATTGGCAACCGGCGGCTCAAGAAGATGGAGCTGGCTGACCTGCTGGCGCTGGAATCTAGTCTGAAGGCCAGCGTGAAGCGCGAGCAGGCCGCGCAGCTGCAGGCCAACGGCCTCGGCA